CAAGGGCAACTTTGCCCTTTGCAAGCATGAGGCGCGTATCAGCATCCTGCTTCTTGATTTGGATCTCAGCCATCTTGGCCTGCGCCTCTGGATTGCTTTGCTGGCCCATAGCCTCTGGGGGCACCATGAACTGCTCTGGATTAGACCAGCCGATGGCCTGCAGAGCCATGCGGTCTACAGCAATCGGGTCGTATAGAGCCGGATTGGCACCCTGCAACTGCTTCAGGGCCATAACTTTCATCAGACGCTGGGTCTGGCTGGCCGTGTTGGGGTCGGCCTGCGGTACTAGGTCCACCTGATTGATGGCGCGTAGGAAGGTCTGCTCGTCCCACTGACGGGCTGGGCGCTTGTTTTGCTGCCAGAACGAATCAGGGTTCTCGCGGAAGCAGCGGACCAACAGCTCAAATTCTTCCGATTGCGCGGTGTGCATGCGCTTGTGAACCGCGTTTAAGATCTTGGTGGCCTGATCAATCAGCGCAATTGTGGTACCCACCGGTGCATCCTGCTTGCCTTCGCCGACAGCCTGCTCGGCAGTGCCGCCGACACGCATGCCGGTGGTATTGATGCTATCCACAAGGGTCATCAAGCCGGGGCCGACATCCTTATACGGAAGCGGCATGACGGCATCCGAGATCGGAGCGCCACCGGTCTTGATCAAGGCACCACCGCCGGGAGGAATGCGGAAGATGTTGGTATTCTGCCGCGCACCCGCATCGGAATACAGGAAGCCGGGGAAGTTGGCGTACATGCCAGCATCAAGCATTTCGCGCCATGCGGCGGTCAATGCATTGGTCGTGTTGCCTAAGATGTGCAGGAGACCCAGATCATAAAACCCCAGCCCCGGTATGAAGGTGTACTTAACAAACGTCTGCCGAGGCTCCGGCAAATCCTTGGTATCCTCATCATAATTCCTGACAATGCTTAGAATTTCTCGCGACGACACGTCGATGGTCACGCGGTAGGGGATCTCCAGACCGGTTTGCTTGCCGTTGCGGCGATGCTCAAATGCTGCAATTTCCAATTCGCAATAGCACTCGTAGATTTCGCGGTCACGATCCTCGGGATCGTTCTCGTTCTCGCTGATGCCCTGCTGCGCCTTCTTCTCGCGCTGCGCCGCGTCGAGCTTGGCCTGCTTTGCGTTCGACAGTTCCACATCGCTATAAACGCCAAGGATTTGCATCCGCTTGACGGTCGATGGCTTCATGTAGATGCGATGGGTTACGCGTGTCGAGTTGTAGAGGTCGGTGGCGCTGTTGTTGACGATGAGGTCGTCGGCGTCGATGCTTTCGCTAACTGGACGGTTGCGAAGGGGACAGAAATATACCTTCTTGAACGCCGTCCCGCCAAAGCCCAGCATAAGGAGCATTCGGTCGGTATCAGGGTAATACTCTCGGGCAGTGGCCGTGAGGTAATGGTTGAGGTCGTTTTCGAGGTCATTGGCCAACTCGTCGGAAGCATCGTTCGCGTTGTTGTTGTCCTCGCGGATTTTTACGGGGCCATCCGTAGGCAATAGCTCCGACCGGGCATTGGCTTGAAAGCGTAGCACCGCCTCGAGCAGGAGCGGGTGCCGAACGCGGGACATACCCTCAACGGGCGCTCCGTCAGCGGCTCCGGCGAGGCCCGGAATTTCAACCTTAAGGCCCAGAAGCTTAATGCCCTGAGCGCGGTCCTCGATCCATTCCTGACGCGACTTAAGATCACCCTCAATACCCTTCATCAGTTCTTCGGCGATGCGGGTCAGTTCGTCCTTCGAGATATCCTCGACGATGTTGTCGAACCAGCCTTCGCGAGTTGGCTTCTCAGCCTTCTCTAGCGGCGACCCGTCCATCGTAAACTCTATGGAGCCGTCAGGAAGCTGGATGGACATGATGTTGCCATGCTCGTCCATCTCCGTGGTCGGCGCGTCTTCCTGAATTTCAATCTCGAAGTCTTCCATGATCATCCTATGCCGCAACGGCTACTGGAGTGCCGCCTTCGGGGGCGGTGGGCAGGTTTGAAGGCGGGATAACCGCAGGCTTGCAGCCCAGCAAACCATATCCATCGGCGTAGGCTTGGGCGCTTTCGGCGCTGTTGAACTTCTCGACGTCAATAATTTGACGCGTCCAACGGTGGGTCTGCATCCACTTGCCCTTGATCTCTTTGTTGGGGGCAATCCAGACATCCTTTTGCACCTTCAGCCCGTAACAAACGTCCATGTCACACCCCGTAAAGCGGTTCCGGTGGACGCCCATCGTGCTGACGGGCATCCTCGTATGCCTGCGACACCTCGTCTGTCCTGAGGATGAACCCAGAACGGCGCAAGTAGCGCATAGCCATCGAAACTGTATCTACTAAATCGTCGTGCTTGGCCTTCGGGAAGCGCATGCACTGGCTGATCACCTCATCTGCCCATGCCTTGTCGGGGCAGTAGACCAACCCTTCCTCGAACAGATGCTGCACCGAATAGAGACGGGACATCTTGTCGATAGAGCCGGGGTCTTCGAGCTGGACGCCGAAATCTCTCCCTGCATACATCCTTCTTAGCTCTCTGGCAACTGGCATACCCACAGACTTGTTTTCAATGAGAAGCTTGGACACCTTCCACTTCTGGCAGCTTTCGCTGACCTTGGCTATCAGGTCGGGCATCTCGAGGTGTTCCTGCCAAGCATGGATCAGCATGATCCGAGGCGGGACTTCCTTCTCGTCGTATGTACGTACAATGTGGTAGCCGTTCTTGCCCAGCATGCGGGTGGCATGGGTCTTGGGGTCATCCGTCCAGATGCCCCAGACGGTCATGGCCGATGGATCATTCTCGGTCTTCTGGGTGTAGGCGGTGTCCAGCGATCCGATGATGTAATCGAACGGCGGGAATTTGGGGTCGTCCCACAACTGCCAGTGCTTGCGCTTGATGATACCGCCATCCTCCGGTGTCGGCTGCTGCTGGAACTGGCCGGACGCGGCGTAGGTGCCCATGATCTTCTTGTCGCGTTCCACCACGAACTTGGGGAACCGGTTCGGAAACATCAGCTCCCCTTTGACGGTGCGGGGGTCTTGCCATCCCAACATCGTGGGTGCCGCACGGTCGGGGTCGTACTCCATCGGGATCATGATGTGGTCATAGCCCATCTGCTTCTCGATGATGATGCCGGACACGTCTTCTTCGTGCAGGCGCTGCATGATCACCACGATGGCCGACTTGTCGGGGTTGTTAAGTCGGGTGGGGATGGCGCGTTCGAAGGTCTCGGTGACCGTCTGGCGCTCGGCCTCGGAGTTGGCGCTGTTGACGCTGTGCGGGTCATCGATGATGACGCGGTCGCCACGAGAGCCGGTGATCGAGGTCATGGCGATAGCCTGCCTGAACCCGCTGGCCGTGGTTTCAAACTTGGTCTTGGCATTCTGGTCGCCGGTCAACGTGACGCGGTCGCCCCAGCGTTCCTGATACCATTCGGACTGGATCAGCCGCCGCATCTTGGTGCTGTCGCGGATGGCAAGGTCCACATTGTGGGAGGCGCAGACATAGCGCAGGTATGCCATGTCACGCGGCCCCCATTCCCACGAGGGCCACAGCACGTTGCAAAGCAGGGACTTCATCGCGCCGGGCGGCACGTTGATCAGTAAACGGGCGTAATATCGCTCATCGTCGATCATCATCTCGTTGGTGATGGCGGTCAGGTGATCTGCAATGGCGTCGATGTGCCAGTTGTGCTTGTACTCTTGGCCGGGCTCGATGACGTGCCAAGCCTGCTTGATGTACTCGACGAACGAGAGTTCGCACATGCGCTTCTCGACCGCGAACCGCGAGGCGTCAAGGTTGATCTTCTGGCCGTCGAGCATCATGAAGGTCATTGCGGTGGCTCCGGCAATGGCATCCAGTGGGTGGGAACGCACGATGAAAAAACCGTCACTGCGTCTTCAAATCGGGTGACCTGTAAGATATTTGAGGTTTTATCGTACCAAAATTGGTCATCATAAATCCATTTGCATACGTAGCAATGGCCGCCTTCAAATTTGATTCCGTTTGGTTGATACGCCAATATCCACTTATCCTTTGGCGCTGTTTCTATTGGTTGCCAGATCATTCGATGATGTCTTCCACCCTGTTCATAAACTCAACCACAGCGCCGCGCAGGTCTTCAAGCTTGTTGGCGTTGTAGACTGCAAACTCAGCGTTCTCGCCCTCGACGTGCTCCCATGCCGCGTCGGCCACGGCAGACCAGCAGCGTTTAATTGCTGGTTGAAGGTTTTCCCAATCCAAGGAAAGGTTAAAGCCATCCTTCTTCATTTGGGCGCACCAAGCTTCGTATAGCTTTCGGGTTAGTTCATCATGCGTAATCATCAGTAACGGTCCACTTCGATGTCAACGCCGAGCTGGTCAGCGCATTGCTGCATGATGGCCCACAGCCGATCTCGTAGCACGGTGTTGATGTCTTCCATCATTCCGATCTCGGTACGGTCAATGGCCATGAACTCGGCGACGGCTTCCCAGCCCCGCCTTTGCGCTCGTGTGAGAAGATGGTACGGGATCGCTGGGCTTTGGTGCTGGTTGAACACCGAATACAGCGTGATCGCACGGTCGATGGTTTGAGCGGTCAAGAGGCTGATCATGATTTTCCATCCTCTAAGTGCTTTAGGATCCGCTTTAGCATCTCGTGGTCCTGCTTCGAGCGCCGGTCGTTATCTTTGCCTTCAAGCCGCTGGCCCACCATGATCAAGGGTAATGCCACGAGCTGAATAACTCCCCCGCTGACATAGAAGACGATCTGCTCCCAGCCCTTGTCGAGCGTCGGCAACAGCGACCAGACGGTGAACGCATAGACGCAGGCCATCGACGACATGGCTGTGACAGTATGTCGCGCCAGCCACTCGTTAAATGCGTTGATGTGTGAGATGGCGCGTTTCATGGCTTGTAGTCCTTGCCGACAGCGCCGCCGACATTGTCCTTGGTCCACTTGTACCGTTCGCTGAATGATTGGGCTACTTTGTCTGCCATTTCCCAGCCGTCGCTATAGCTTGGCTCATCCTTCCACATTGCTGCCTGCACAACGGCGCGGCGCTTCTCCTCGGCAACACGATACTCGGCGTCACGCTTGTCCTGCTTGACCTTCTGATCAGCCTTCCAGTCCTCAGTCTGCATGTCGGGGTTAAGCACGATCATGGCTTCGATCAGGTCCATGACGATGGCCGCATCGTGTGCAATCGCGCTGTCAGGATCGTGCTTGCGAAGCTCCACAACCAGCGTCTCGATCTGCTGCTGGCAGGTTGCGAGGCTCTTGATCGCGTCGTTGTAATGCTTGCGCTTGACCATCGTGGCCATGTCGTGTTGCAAGCGGTCGAACTCTTCCTTCCAAACAGCTTCGGCCATGCTGGCCAACTTGGCCTCAGCTAAGGCGACTTCCCACCAAGCGCGTTTTGTCGCATCGGCTAGGTTGTCCCAGCCAATTTGCACATCTGGATGGGCTTTCTTCCAATAAATCTCAAATAGTTCTTCTGCGCGTTTATACATCGTTATTCTCCTTTTCTATCCACTTTTCAATCCTGATTGGCCCGAAGCGCCAATATTGAATATCCTGCCAACAATCAGAGTATGCGTTCTTCCGCCACCATGTGCGCCAGCCGAAGCCGACCCAATTAATCTTCCATTTCGTCTTCATCTGGCCCCTCGATTGCTGCTACCAAAGCTTCCCGCACCGCCAGAAGCTGATCCATGTCCAAAGCCTCCGCCTCGATCACGCGGCCTTCGACCACCTTGATGTTGGCGTTGACGTCGATCTTCTCGCCATACCGGAACCGCGCCAAGCGAATCGCCTGCCACCGGCGCTCGTTCACCAGTTCCTTGCGGATATCCCATGCAACGTCCTTCCATTCGCCAATGCCGCGCAGAATTGCCTCGTTCTCCTCGACGCGCGGCTCGATGCTTAATTCACGCGCACGGGCGTATTCTGACATAAAATAGGGGTCGCGATGCAATTCTCGGTTCATGGTGCGGTAATCAAGCCCCACTTCCGCATCCGCGCAGATGTCAGTCGCCGAACGCCCA